ATTGTCTCCAAGGGTGCCCCTCGCGGGGCTTTCCCCCCGGGGTTTGCGCCCTGGGGGGCTTTTTACGAGGCAAGCATGGCAATCTGCTCGACTTCAAGACCTGAATCCACTGGAGCACACCATGGCCAAAAAAGGCAGCAGCATCGCTATTCCCGCCAACGAGGAGTGGCGCGTTGAGTCTGATCTGAGCACGCTGCTCGAAGCCAAGAAGATCGAGGCCGACCCCAAGCGCATGGCGCGCGTGCAGGCCCTGGCCAAGAAACGCATGATGGACGCGGCCAGCATCGCAGCCGACAAGGACTGATCGCCTTTTTATTTGCCCGTCAATACCCTTAAACGGGTATTTGGGCCGAACGATTCCCCCAACCGCAACCCTAGGAGCGCGCATGAGTACGCAAGACGAAGACCTGATGGCCACACTGACCGACGAAGAACGTGCAGCCATGGCCGATGACACCGACGACCAGGATGCCCTGGCCGCGATTGCGGGCGATGCCGACCCCGCGAGCATTACCGGCACCGGCAACGACGACCCCAATGCCAGCGATGACGACGACGAGGACGACGAGGACGACGGCCCAGCCGATCCGAACCTCGCCCCGCTGGAAGGCAAGGGCGCCGCCGATGCCCCTGCAACGACTGAAACCCCGGCCACGAGTGCACCCGAAGCCGCTGCCGCGACCGATGCCACCGCTGGAGACGCTGGCGAGGCGGGTGAAACGCTGCAAACGTACCGGGCTGAGCTGCCTGCCGACTTTGATGCGCGTGTGGCGGCGGTGACGACCCGCACGAGCGAGATTCAGCAGCAGTTCAACGATGGCGAGATTGACCTGGCCGAGCGCGATGCCGAGCTGGCCAAGGTGAGCGGCGAGCGCGACGAGCTCAACCGGGTGCGCGCCCGTGTGGAGAGCCTTCAGGAGATCAACGCGCAAAACGCGCAGCGCAACTGGCAGAACCAGATTGTGAGTTTCATGACCAGCGCGGCCAAGGAGCAGGGCGGTATTGACTACCGCACCGACGAGGCGAAGGCGAAGGATCTTGACAAGTACGTCAAGATTTTGGCCCAGGACGACGACAACGCAGACCGCGATGGACCGTGGTTCCTGGCCGAGGCCCACAAGCTGGTGAAGGTGAAGCACGGCATTGTGTCGACCGCGCCAGCGCCTGCGCCCAAGACCGATGCCCAGAAGATTGCCGAGGCCAAAGCCAAGCGTGCACCGGCGCTGGGTGATGTGCCGAAGAACCTGGCTTCTGTGCCGGGCAGTGATGGCCCGGGCGATGTGGGTGATGAGTTTGCCGACGTGCTGGCTCTGGACGGGCAGGAGCTGGAGGACGCCATTGGGCGCATGACGCCGATGCAGCGCCAGAAGTTTTTGGCGAGCTGATGCCATGAGCAAGGCCGAGCCGTCCAACATGATTTTTGACATGCGCCCGGGTGACGTGCTGCGCGCGTCTGGGCCCGTGCTGGTCGAGCTCGTGCACAAGAGTGGCCGCGCGGCACGCCTGCGGGTGCAGGTGCCGCGCGACGTTCGCATCACAAAAGTGCCAAGCGCTGGCGCTGAAAAAGTCGAAGCAAGCATGGCACATTGCGTACCTAGCTGATTCAGCTAAATCAATTCGAGCGCATGAGGTGCTCCGAAAAAGTTCCAACTTTTAAGGAGAATCATCATCGCTCGCACCATCATCGGCGTCAACGACGCCAAGGCAGTCAAGAAGTGGGCCGGCATGCTGGCCTATGACACCAGCCACAAGTCCTATTTCAACCAGCGCTTCATGGCGCGCGGCGCCGAAGCCGAGGTGCCAATCCAGATCCTGACGGACCTGGAATCCGACGCCGGTGAAACCATCAGCTACGACCTGTTGGCCGAGCTCAAGATGGCCCCCGTCGAGGGCGAGGAGATCCTGGAAGGCAAGGAAGAAGGCCAGAAGTTCTACACCGACCAGATCTACATTGATCAGGCTCGCTGCGGTGTGAACACGGGCGGCCGCATGACGCGCAAGCGCACGCTGCACGACCTGCGCGAGAAGGCCAAACGCCAGCAGTCGAGCTGGTGGGCGCGTCTGCAGGACGAGTTGCTGTTCATCTACCTCTCGGGTGCACGTGGCGTGAATGCCAACTTCCTGCTGCCGCTGGGCTACACCGGCCGCGCGGGCAATGCGCTGGTGGCGCCTGACTCCCAGCACGTGCTGTACGGCGGTGACGCCACGGCGTTCAACAACATCGACGCCAACGACAAGTTCGACCTGCGCATGGTGGACCGCGCCAAGACCAAGGCGGACAGCCAGGGTGGTGGCGCAACCGACATCCCGGTGCTGCAGCCTTGCAAGATGGACGGCGAGGAGACGTTTGTGCTGTGCATGCACACGTTCCAGGAAGACGACTTGCGCAGCAACACCAGCACGGGCCAATGGATGGACATCCAGAAGGCTGCCGCCGGCGCTGAAGGCCGCAAGAACCCGATCTTCAAGGGCTCGCTGGGCATGTACCGCGGCGTGATCTTGCACAGCCACCGCAATGCGATCCGCTTTGCCAACGCTGGCTCGGGTGGCAACGTGGAAGCTGCTCGCGCGCTGTTCATGGGCTCCCAGGCGGCTGTGGTGGCGTTCGGTTCGCCGGGCACCAACATGCGCTTTGACTGGCACGAGGAGACCCGCGACAACGGCGACAAGGTGGTCATCACGACCAGCTCGATCTTTGGCGTGAAGAAGGTGACCTTCACCACGCCAATCGGTGCACAGGACTTCGGCCTGTTCTCGCTTGACACCGCTGCAGCTTCGCGCTGATCGGTCCACCACTGAAGGATGAAAGAACCATGTTCACCAATTCCAACGACTACTTGAGCGGCCGCGCCCCTGCGGTGTTCCCGTCTGGCGCCGAGGTTGTGGCTGTGCGCGGCGCGGTTGCGCTGCTGGCAGGCGACCTGGACGCCAACGACACCGGCTCGGTGCTGATCTTGCCCGCCGGCTGTGTGCCCGTGGCTGTGGTCTACGACAGCGACGACCTGGACACGAACGCCAGCCCAACCATCACCGCCTCTGTGGGTGTGGTCAACGCAGGCGAAACGGACTTGTCCGCTGTGTGGGCAGACGGCATTACCGCCAGCCGCGACGGCACCGCGGTGCACCTGGTGTCTACCGCCATGGCCCGTGTGGCGCCTGCCGCCGAAGACCGCAAGGTGGGCGTGAAGTTCACGGCTGCTGCGGCCACCAAGGCGGCTGGCACCTTGGGCTTGACGCTGCTGTACCGCGCGGCCTGAACACGTTGCCCCTGAGCGCGAAGGCGTTGCACGCAGCGTCTTGATCAGAAAAGGGGGAAGTCAGCTTCCCCCTTTTTTTCATTCAAAAAATCAACCCGAAGGATTGCCATGAAACTGCAGACCTCTATCAAGCCCCGCCGCAATGGTGTGGTGCTGGTGACTGGCTTGGACCAGGTGCAATACACGTTTGCACCCGCCGAGTCCGCCGAGCTGGAGTGCGACATTGCGCACGAGCCGACGATCAAGCACCTGCTGGCCACCCAAAATTTCTACCCGGCCTCTGAGCAGGATTTCCAGCAGGCGCTGCAGCTGGCGCAGACCGCTGCGGTACCGGGTGACCTGGGCGCACCCGGCGGTGAGCCGAATCTGGCGAGCTTGAGCGCCAAGGCCGATGCGGACCTGGACGAGCCCGATGACGAGGGCGACCTGGACGCCTTGCCGCTGGAGGGGATTGCAGCGCTGCCGGTGGAAGCCAACACCCCGCCCCAGACCGCACCAGACCGCGCAGCACGCAAGAACGGCGCGCTGCAGGCTGCGGCCAAAGCAACCCGCAAGTAATTAGGCCCACCCATGAAAACCTGGGACGCCTGGTTTCCTGATGTGCTGGTGTACGCACCGACGGCGCCCGATCCGTTGGTGCGCCATGCGTTTCGCCGTGCTGCACAGGAGTTTTTCGAGCGCACGCGCACCTGGATGGAGTGGCTGGACCCAGTGGCTACCCGGGCGGGCCAGTCCCAGGTGTACGACTTTGATGCCCCGCGCGGTGCGCAGCTGGTGCGCCCGGAGATGGCCACGGTGGGTGGCATTGAGCTGCCGGTGAGCTCGTACCGGGAAATTCCCCGCGACTGGCTGAACCACCCCAGCGCCACGCGCGCCCTGGTGACCAAAGACCTGCAGGAGTTTGCGCTGGTGGGCTTGTTTGCAGCTGGCGAGGTGGTTCAGGTGCAGGTGTCGCTCAAGCCGTCGGATGATGCCACGGGCCTGCCGGATTACGTGGCAGCGGTGCGCAACATGAAGCCGATTGCGGAGGGTGCCAAGGCGATTTTGCTGATGACGCCTGACACCGATTTTTTCCGCCCCGACCTGGCAGCCGTGGCCCAAGCCATGTTTGAGCAGGGCGTGAATGCCGCTGCTTTGGAGGCCTACCAAGGCCACACCAACCACGTGCCGCGCGCCCGCGTGAAGTGGTGCTGAATTTTTAAGGACAAGACCCCATGACCATCACCGCCAAATCCATCGTTCGTCGGGCAACCGACCTTCTTCAAGACCAGACTTCGGTGCGCTGGCCGGTCAATGAGCTGGTGCGCTGGCTCAACGATGCGCAGCGCGCGATTGTGAAGGTGCGCCCGGACTCGATGAACACCACGGCGACGATGACGCTGAGCGCTGGCACACGCCAGGACCTGGACAGCGCCACCGCCAATGCCGCGGGCAATGCCGCACTGAGCCCAGCACCGGCCAAGCTGATCGAGATCACGCGCAACATGGCCAGCACGTCAAACAAGGGGGCCGTGCGCCTGGTGCCACGCCAGATTCTGGATGCCCAGACGCCTGGCTGGCATGGCTTGCCGGGCAGCGTGAACATCCTGCATTACATGTTTGACCCGCGCGACCCCAAGACGTTTTACGTGTACCCGCCAGCGACCGACGTGGCGCAGCTGGAGGTTATGTATTCGGCCTACCCGACCGACATCACCGAGCCCTCTGCGGGTTCAACGGTTGAGGATGTGACCGGAAATTTGAGCCTGGCCGACATCTATGCCGATGACGTGCTGAACCTGGTGATGTACCGCTGTTACAGCAAAGACAGTGAGTACGCCGGCAATGCCGAGCGCGCAGCCGCTTACCTGAATGTGGTGACGACCTCGCTGGGCGCTGAGATTGCCGCCACGATGGCCGTGGCTCCCCAAGCCAAGCCTGGCGCGTAAGGGGTAGCACTTGAGCACGATCACCGTACCCGTTACCTTCGTTGCCGCCGACCAAAACGGCGACCCGGTAGCGGGCGCGCGCGTCTCCGCTACGCTGGACATGACCGAGGTGTACCAGGGCTTTGTGGTGCCGGACAAGGTGGAGGCCGTGGCCAGCGCGGGCGGGCTGGTGGTGCTGAACCTCTGGCCCAACGCACTGGGGGTCAATGGATCGCGGTACCGCATTCAGGCGCGTGACGGTGCGGGCAAGCGGTTTCTGGATGCGATGGTGTCGGTGCCAAACAGCCCATGCAACCTGCACGAGATCCTGGTGCAGGAGCCGTATCCGCCGATTGACGCCGCACAGCAAGCGCTGATGGCTGCGCAGGGCGCTCTGGCGCTGGTGACGGCTCAGGCAAGCATTGCCACGGCCAGCGCAGCCGATGCGGTGGAGTCTGAGCAAGCTGCTGCAGCCAGTGCAGGCGCTTCGCTGCTGAGTGCCCAGGGCGCCGCGGCCGAGCGAGTGCTGGCGCAGCAGGCCAGCAGCGCAGCGGGCGGCTTTGCCGACACCGCCATCACGCAGGCGGGTATTGCCACGACGCGAGCGGGTCAGGCCGCTGCCAGCGCAGCCCAGGCCGAAGCCGACGCCGCACAGACCGGGGTGGACCGGGTGCAAACCGG